ATTTAGTCATTGACGGCAATGCATTCCTTAACGTTGCAACCAGCATCGTTAAAAATATCCTTCTCTCTGATAAGAGAGTTGGCGAAAAATATTATGTGAATGACTTAACCGACGATGACAAGTTCATTCTTAAACAAGCGAGCAAGGATTCCTTCCGAAGTTTTTCACTAAACTACTTGGGAAGCATCCTTGCTCCGTTTAAGGATAATATTACTTCAGTCTTTTTTGTATTTGATTCTAAGAGCTGGAGAAGACAATTTATTCGTCAGCACTTTGAAAGCCATGGCGAAGGTGACTTTGAATACAAAGGCAACCGAAAATACGATGAAAAGATTTATCTCTTCTTTGATTTCTTTCAACAGGAGATCTTAACAGAGCTAAGCGCTGAATATGGAATTATTTCCAATCGTGTTCTTGGAGCGGAGGGTGATGATTTAATTGCCTATATTTGTGAAAATGTTCAAGAAGACATCTGTATTTGGTCAGTTGACAAAGATCTAATTCAATTACTTGAAAGTGGTCGTCGAAACGTCATTCTGATTACTCCAAAAATGATGACTAAATTTAAGAAGATCTACACAACTGAAGATTTTGATAAAATCGAAACTAAGTCAATTGATCTATTTAATTTAGAGATGTCTGATATCGATAACTCTTCGATCGCTAACGTACTACAGGATTTGACTAAGAAAGACTACATGCATTTCATGGTCGATCCAATTCTGGAAATACTGACCAAGTTCTTGGGCGGAGATGGTTCCGATAACATTCCAAGAATCCATCCAAAGATGACAGCTTCCAAAATAACTAAAACGGTTGACCTAATCAAAGAGAGATTTGATTGGCAAAATATTAAAGCAGCAATTGATTCGAATGACCCAGAGTTCATCGATTTATTAGTCAATAGTACATGTGAATCATTAAAGATAAATGATCCAGGTGAACGCAGCACAATACAGAATAACTTAAGCCGTAATCGTACAATAATTCGTTTACACACTAGTGTTATTCCAGATAAGGTAAAATCTGAAATCGTTTCTCAAGTAAAATTTGACAAACGTAGAAGATTCGACTATCTAAAATTTAAGAAAAATTATAAGCACTAACAATGTCGCAATTAGCATTAGAACCACTTTTTGAAAGAATAATGATCTTACCAGATAAGGTCGAAGAAGTGACTGAAACTGGGATAGTTTTACCAGTTGAGGCCAGAAAAAGACCCAACACCGGAATCGTCATTTCGATTGGCCATCTAGTTGAAGCTAAGTGTCCGATTAAACCGGGAGACCATGTTCTCTATCAAAGGTATTCAGGTTTGGAGGTTACTAGTGGAGGTACTACTTATCATATGGTAATAGCAAATGATCTACTTGGTAAGTTTACTTCGCCAGATGCAATAAACGGTCTACAAGTAAATCAGCCCAGTTAAATAACTATATGAATAGACCACTCCCATTTAAGTTATTTTTAGAGTCAACCGACTCAGTTCGAATTTTTTGTGATTTGGACGGAGTTTTAGTTGATTTCAATAGAGGTTTTGCTGAATTGCCTGAAAACACTGAAAAGCTTTCTCCAGGCGAATATGAAGAAGAACACGGCAAAAATTCAATATGGCCATTGATCGACAAATACGGCGAAGAATATTGGTCTGAACTCTATTGGAAGGGAGACGGTCGGGAACTTTGGGATTATCTTGAAGAATATAAACCAGCTATCCTAAGTTCGCCAAGTCGAAATCCACTATCAATTAGTGGAAAAGCAAAATGGGTAAAGCTTAATCTTCGAATCAACGATAAACCAGTAACGAAATTAGCTGATTACACTGGCGACAATCGATTGATCATCATGCAACAAAAACATCTATTTGCAAAATCCGCAAATGATATTTTAATTGACGATACTCAGTCAAAGATTGACAAATGGACAGAAGCTGGTGGAACTGGTATTTTGCATAACGATTCAACTGATACTATTAAAGTATTAGAAAAAATTCTCGAAAGACTTCGAGAAGGTTCTCAGACCTAAACTGAGTGGTGGAGTCGACCTCAAATCGGTCATGCCCAAAAAGAAAAGGACCTCATTGAGGTCCTTTTCTGATTTAAGAAGGTAAGTATTCTTAGAAAGAAGGAGTAAATCCACTCGATTGAGAAGATAGCTGACCTCCAGCTCTCGTGATAGTGATACGGTTGATGAACTTGTGAATACCTCTTGGGAAGTCGATAATGATATCGATAATTCCAGCGTTATTTTCAAGAACTTCTTGTCCGTTATTACTTTCGTCGAATACAATATCGTAACTCGAAATACCATTAGCGTCTTTTACTGCCTCTAAGTAGTTTCTAACTAGAGTCTTAACTCGAAGTCTAGTAATCTCATCGTTAAAGTCAAATAAGAAGTTTAATAAGATTCTTTCAACGTCTTTCTCGATTGTTACAAGAGCTTCTCTAACGTGAATGTTATTCAATGCTGACTTAACTCTTTGGTATGCAGTGTTGTTTGAGAATACCATGATTCCAAAACCTCTACGACGTACGATTAAATTATGTCCTGCTGGTTCCAAGAAATCTCTATCCTCATTAGTTAGATCGTATTCGATACCGACTACTTCTGGATCAGTAATTATACCTCTTTTACCAGCTGCGATTGAGAAAGTGTTACCGCTACGGTACTTCTTCATAAACACGTTAGATACGTATGCTGCTGGTGGAACTGATTTGTTTCTGCCGTTTTCCTGAATGATCAAGTTAGGCATAAAGTAAGCAGCGTAAGATTGTAATGGAATACCGTTCTTTTCACCTGCTGCGAAACCAGCTTGGAAGCTAGGATTCTGTGTTAAATCTCCACCGGCTGCAATGTATTCAGCCGATACTAATTTAGTTACTGAATCTACGAAGCTAGGATCAGTTGATCTCTCCAATTGTGCAAATGAAGGGTTGTTTAGAATAGCTAGAGCTTTTCCATGATCTGCTGCTAGTTGAACTAGTGCAGATTTTGCATTTGCTGCAACCTGACCTTCGTAAGAATCGATAATGTAACGATAGTCTAGTGTTTCTCCATCTGCTAAAGTAGATGCGATATTGTATTCATACATGAAGTCCAAGATCTCGTCTTGTCTAGCCGATGTACCATTCGGATAAAGATCGTTTTCTGCCCAATCTAATCCAGGTAGTTTAATACCAACTGCATGAGAAGAGAAGTTCTTAATTCCTTTGTAAACGCTGATAATGTTTGAAGTTAAATCAAAACCTAGCGTAGTTGAAGCAGTCGGAGCAGCTGTAGTAACAGTGTACTTCAATGTGGTTGAAGAGTTAACTGTAACTTTTTGTGCAACAACTGAAGTAATCTTTAAGAGACGACCTCTACCAGCTGAAACTCCAGCTTTAACGTATTGACCAACTTTAAAGAATTCGTCAATCTCAGTTCTTTTAGCTGAATCGTAGTTACCGTTTACTGGTTCACCTTTTGCAGTATTTCCATACAAGTTAGGATTCAATGTGAACGTAATCTTGTTAGGTGCAAAGTATTGGTAAGAACCGCTAAAGTAAGCAGTATTCGTTAAATCAAATTGATTTTTGAACTTGTCTCCGCCAGTTGTGATGTTTACAACCCATAGAGTACCAGCAGAAGGATCTAAATCAACTGGAACTACGTTTGCTTGGTTAGTTAATGTTGCGTCGTTATAGAAAAGAACCTCAACATAGTTAATTCCAACTGAGGTTTTAACTAAACCGTCGATCTTAATGTAAAGCGAACCGCTTCTGTCTCCAGTTTTAATGATTCCCTTTTTCCAAGCGTTCCAAATTTCTCCGCCTTGATATGCAGCAACATATTTGTTATTCTGAGTGATTACTTGTGTGTAAACATCAAATCCACCAGCAACATAGTTAACGTTTCCACCAGCAATGATTCCATTACCGTGAGTAATTGTCAATACATCGTCATCTGCACCAGGGGCGCTTTCTGGAGTATAAGATCTTGCTGAAATTGCAACGTAAACGCCAGCAGTAGTTGTTAGTAAGTATTTACCTACTTCAAATGATGTTGATAAATCTACACCTGCTCCAGTAACAGTTAGGGTTGTGTTATTAACTCTAGTTACAACTGCAGTTAATGGAGTAATTGAAGTTGCTGTGTATGAAGTAGTAGTTGAAGTTGGAATAACATGAGACTGACCAGCTATTGCATCACCTAACACAGCATCAGCGTCGTTAATTCTAAATTGGAAATTAGCATCAGCTGCTTTTCTGTGACTCAATACATCAATTAATGGAGTCTTAACCGTTGCGCTTGCATCCAACCAATATTCGTTTTCATCAAAACCGTGACCAACTAGATCAAGGCGATGTGTTCTGATATCTTCATTACCTGAAGTAATATCAAATTCAGATTCAGTTAGATCCATGATGTCTACTTTGCCAAAATCTAGTGCACAAAATACGCCAGATTGAGCAAACGAACGGTTAAAGATTCTGTCAATTGATACGTTTGCGTTAGTTAAATCTCTAAAATCTGGGATAATACAACCGATCGATTTATTAAGTAGTGTTACTTCTCTAAGAGCTACGAAATCGTTAAGTTTTGAAATAATTAAACCACTCTCTGTGAAGTATTGACCATATACTGGGTCCTTACTCAATTTTAAGTAGTCTGTCCAATCTCCCTCTACTGCGATTGCCTCAACAAAGAAGTCAGATACAATATCGTCAACATGTAGATACTCTGGAATCTCAACGTTTTGACCAAGTAACTTGTAATATTCTGCAACAGTTAAGTCATAACCAGTTACGCTAGCGACTCTAGTCCAAACAGTTACGTCTTTTTTGCCTAAGTTAACAAAACTTAAGATCTTGTTAGCATCTTTATCTAGAGCACCATAATTCGTGCTAGAATTTACATAAAGATCCCCAAGAGCAAGATTCTTTGTCTTATTCAATTGATCAATACTAGCAAACCATAATTTCTGAGTGTTGTAGTAATCTGAGATTTTGCTAGCGAACAGGTTTGGAGCCCAAGTTGAATTGTTTGAAGCCGATTCTGTGTTGAACGTGCCAAAGTATGCTTTATCCGTGTCACTAACTGGCACTAGATTAAGCGCAAATACTGGACCTTCTCTTAAAGCAACATCAATTGTTCTGTGAAAGTAGCTACCATTTTTTTCCAATTTCGTATCAATCTCGCCGTAAACAGCAAGTCTCGTTCTGAGATCGTTAACTGCAACTACTGAATTGATAGGGCCTTTCTTACTCGAACCGACGATTAGTCGACCTGTTGAGATAGGAAGGCTCAAATTGGTGCTTTCGTCAATTTCTACAGTATAGACTCCGCTTGATTTGAACCTATTCAGATTTAATTTTTCTGCCATTGCGGGTACTTATTATTTTTAAAGTTATTTATTTATCAGCTTCTGCCCAAATCTCACATATTTATAATCCGGGCGATCTGCTGTCTAACGTTATTTATCAGCCAGTGATCTACAAAACCTAAACTTTTTTGGCTTTCTGGGTAAAAGACACCTAGATACACGAAATTATGGCAAATACTGATAATACATGTTCACAGCTGACCATTACTGATTACTGGTCTGACCGTCCAGAACCAAGCGAAGACACCCTTGGCGATATTCTAAATCTACAAGCCGAAACTCAGAAGAGCGTGTACGGCTATGATTTTGAAAATATGGCCCTTAGAGAACTAATGGACTTTTGGCACATGAATAACCATGCCATGATTGATGAGATCCATGAAGCAACTGATGCTTTGGGTGGAATCAAGGACGGCAGTGGTAATGCTATCTGGAAGCGCTGGAAAGCTGCATACCCAGAATATACAAATAAGAAATTTTCAGATCTGTCTCAATCTGACCAACTTGAGTGTAAATTTGAAATTGTCGATATGCTTCACTTCTTTATGAATTATGCAGCGTCAATCGGCATGACTTCTCAAGAAATGTATAATATGTACATGGCTAAGAATGAAGAAAACCGGCAGCGACAACTTAGAGGATACTAGTTTAAAAACATTCATAGATTTATACTTCTAGTATAAAAAAGGAGCAGTTATAAACCGCTCCTTTTTTATTTTAAATAAGTTAAACTTATGAGTTTCTCTTAGATACGCCAGTTTGACCTCCGATTACAAGGTAAGAATCCATTGCACCAATAGCATCACCAGCATGGTTTAAGCTTGCATCAACTGTTACTGAATAACTTCCAGCTACAGCAAGTAGTGATGAATCAATACGGTAAGCATCAGTTGAACCGTCGATTATGTAGACTACACCATTTGTCTTAGCAGCAGCTGCTTTAATTGCTAACGCAGTACCATTGATTTGGTTTTGTGTCCAAACTCCTGGCGCGGCTGCGATGTCAGCACAGAAGTTAATCTGTGTATCAGAACTCGCTGTTGCGATTACTTTACTAGCTGCTAGTGTAATACTTGCGCTAGTAAATACTTCACCAACTGGTAAATTGGTTGCTACGTGAATAGTTTCCCAGCTACTTCCATAGCTGGAAGTATATGCAACTTTATTTCCAGATACAGCTATTAAATTATTTCCAGTCGTTCTTTCAATTGCAATTTTGTTAACTGGCTGGTTCGTTTGCATAAGAAGAGTTGGTAACCAGTTAGCTCCAGAATCAGTTGTTTTGTAAATGTTACCATTATTAGCACCAACTATGAAGTCAGTTGAACTCACTCTAACACCAGATGTTGGTGTAAATGCCATACCTGTGATTACTTCCCATGGCATACCAGTTCCAGCTGATACTGCAATTCCACCAATTGCTGTTGCAATCCAGCTGTCTTGTATCATATTAATACTGTTGATATCTATTCCACCTGGAATAACCGCAGCAGCTGTCCACATGGTACCGCCGTCATTTGATACCCAGATTTCGCCATTATCTGTACCTACTACGATTGAATCTCCATATATGTCAATTGCGGTGATATTACCGTCAATTGCCGCAGAGTATTCAGTGTAAACTGGTGCAGCTGTTGTGATTGGTGAAGTCGTTGTCGTTGTACTAGTTGTAGTAGTAGTTGTCGTTGTTACTGCAGGGTTAGCTACTTCATTTGTTTTATCACCATAATAAAGTACAGTAATAATGTCACTAGATTCCAATGGGAATCCAACGCCAGTGTAATTACCGCTAGTATTTGAACCAGCATATACTGTTACTGTATCTGAACCTGCTGTCCATTGACATTCATAATATTTACATTTAACTCCATTAATGAATACTTGTACATATTCGCTATTTACTAAAATGTCTTTAAATTCTCCAGTAGAAACCGCGTAATTTAATTTTACTACGGCATTACCGCTACCATCTAGTGTAAATTTACCAGCGGCAGCCGATGCAGCGTAAACAATATCTTCGTGAATTGTACCACGAATAATAACTTTAAGGGCTTCAACTCCAGATATCTTCTTAACTAGGGCTGTGTCAGAATCACTGAATACTAAGCTTTCAGAAAGTAGGTTGATACCATATTGATTAGGAGTTGCGCTGTCTTCGTATGTTTTAACTTGTAAGTTAAAAGATGACGCTATTTCGTTAATATCTACTGCAATTGCAATAGTTCCAGCACCAGCTGTACCGGCGTCTGTGTATGTAAGGTTAATGCCATAACCCTCAGTTAAGGTAGCATTCATTAGGTCCTGAATAGCTTCTTTAGCATTATTGCCTAACGAAATAAATTCAACATTGTTTGCATCAAGGCCGTAAATCTTTAGATTTGCCGAAGTTAAGGCACTCATTGCAGTCGTCGTAGTCGGTTCAACAGTAGACGTAAACAGTCTAAATTGACCTTCTGTTGAATTATAGATTAAACCAGCATATGCACTACTTCCAGTTTGTTGATAAAGACCTGTGATTGTAACTGAACCAGTGTTACCGTTTGCAAGTTTAATGAATCTGTCTTGAACAACTACGTCATTAACTGCAGTTTGAGTAACATTACCGACAACGTTAAAGTTACCTTGAACGGTTAAGTCTCCAGGAACAGTTGCATTATTTCCAGCAAAATGAGATCCTTCAATGTATACTTCGCCGTTGGTTGACGAAATTGTTAAATTGCCAGTACCGGTATGAGTAATTGTTTGTGAGTTACCAGAAAGGGTAACGTTTCCAACCAATTCAGTTGTTGTTGTAACTTTTAATGAACCTGGTGCAATTACTGCTGATGGCAAACTAAAGGTGTATTCGACACCATTCGTTAAATCTGTTTTTGAAACACTAACTTGGTTAGCTGTGCTCTTAAGATCAATTGTTGCCTGCTTAGTTAAGTTCTTACTGCCAGCACCATTGACTAGATATGTAAAATATAGACCGTCAATTTGATCTGCAATATCGTCAATCGCTCCGACAATTTTATCAACAACTATCTCGTATTGGTCGCCCGCTGTGATCGAATATGCGCCGGCTGCAATTCCTGCCAAGTTGTCAATACCGAATACGTTGTTTGATACGTTGCCAACTGGAGTTTTTATGTACAGGTCAATCTGTTTACGTTTAATTAGTGCCATTTGTACCTACTGGTTCTTTTGTAGTTATTTATATCGACTCCAGCAAAGAACTTTAACTGATTTTTTAGTAAATTAGATAGACCAAATATCTATTCCATGATAATAAGTACAGAATTCAATCAAGATACCTCAGAATTAATGGTATCATATTACGACGCCAATGGCCAAGTCGCATTCATTAAGAAATACATTCACGATATCGATCAGTTCAATTGGGTCTTAACACCCAGCCCAACTGAATACCGTAATTGGGATAACCGTTTCTTGAAAAAAGCCAAAAATAAGTGGCTCAGTCGTTTCAGGCTCGAAGAGTTAATCCAAGAGAGATTTACGCCCGAAGAACTTGATCTAATTTATTCGAATCAAGGTCCAAAGAAGTACTATCTCGATATCGAGATCCAATTAACTTCAAATGAGTTCCCAGATCCAGCTAAAGCTGCAATGCCTGTGAACTTGATAACATTCGTAAATGAAGAAAACGTCTGCTATGTCATGTCAACGATGAAAGACTTAGAAGCTGACGTGATTTCGCAATTAGAAACAGAAGTTAACGATTATTTTACAGCCCACAATCAGACTTTCTCTCTCAAATACCTATTCTTTGAGACTGAAGAAGCCTTAATGTCAACGTTCTTTTTGAAAGTTCTGCCCAAAATTCCTTTCTTTACTGGTTGGAATGTTATCGGCTTTGACTGGATTTATTTAGTTAACCGGGCCAAGCGACTAAAGATCGAAGCGATGGAAAATATGCCAAGCGAAAAGCTAATTGGCCAATCCAAAATGCCTCTCCACATCGGCCTACTCGACTACATGGAAGTATTTATGAATACTAAACCTTACAAAGTTGTCGAAAACTATAAACTTGACTATATTGCAAATCTAGTTTTAGGCACAACAAAGCTTCACAGTGAATATGCAACAATGCTTGAGGCCCAACAGGACGTCGAGAACTTTGTCAAGTACAACATCATTGATACTATTCTAATTAAACTGATTGAGGATAAACTTGGCTTGCTTGATGTTGCTTTCTCAATTTCAAAGCTTGCAAAGGTCGATGTCTCAAAAGTTTTCTCAGCTGTATACATTACTGAGACCTTAATGTGTCGTGAATTCCTAAGTCGTAATAAGCTAATGGCTAGTGATCGTCGAGATATTGAAAACGAAGCAACTTATGACGGTGCATTTGTTGCAACGCCAGTTCCAGGTTATTATAAGTATGTTTCATGCTTTGACTTTGCCTCAATGTATCCCAATCTACAAATACAGTTTAATATTTCACCAGATTCATACTTAGGTAAATACAATCCAGCCCAGCAGGTACCGGATGAAACTATTTTCACCAAAAATGATACAATATTCACAAATAAGTTCGACTCAGCCGCTAGAGCTATTCTAAAGGGTCTGTACAATGAACGATTTGAAACAAAGGCAAAAATTAAGTCGTTAGAAGACGAACTAGCGCATGAAAAAACTAATTAACAAAATAAAAAAAGCATTAGGTATGGATATCGACGCAATAATGTCATTAAAAAATAGCTTCCAAAATCAAAAATTTCAATTGGTTAGAGGAAAGCCTTCACCCAGATTAGGCAAACTATTTGAGGTGATGGACATAAATCAATCTCGTGCTGGATTTTTTGCTGAGTTAAACGACGGTACCAAAATCTCAATTGATTCACTAAATTCGGATTACATGATGATAATGGACGAGCAAGCTCCACTAACAATGGCCGAAATCAACTCAATTAATATAGATTCATATCCTTCAATCAATTCGGTGAATCCTGCTGAAATTAGTCCAGACCTTGCAATTCCAGATGACCTTAAATCTGAGATTATTGCACCAGCACCGAAACCAAGTGCACCAGCTCCACAAGTTAGTGCACCAGCTCAAACTACTGATCTGTTTGGCATGTTTTCATTAGAGGAAACTCAGCTTAACATCTCAATAAAGGTACAGTTGCCAAATAAAACTCTGCTTAAGGCTATGTACCAGAACTCCCAAAACCAATCAGACTTTGTCAATAAGCTCTCTAGTCATATAAATAATAGTGTAACGGCAGATTCCATTAAAGAATCTTTATGGAAAATGCTCGATCCAGACAAAAAGAAGCAGCTTAATGACAAATCGACCAAAGATTGAATCTAGAGTTCCATTAATCGATACTCGATATGAAATGGTCTCAATTCAAAGAGACCAGGATCAGCTTAACCAGTTAAATTATCTTAGAACTGGGGTAGCTGTTTTGCCTTTTAGTAGATCGCAAGATGGCAAGATCTCAAAGATTTACGCGCTATCCCAACCAAATTTTATCAACGACCAAGACTCTATCACGTTAATTACAGACGAATACGATAGTGAAGTAGATTCTTCTCCATTTGAATCAGTTGGTCGCTGTATGATAGAAGAATGCGGAATTGATTTATCTAGATTCCAGCTTAACGAAGATTCAATGTTCTATCTTGGAGATTTATCTTCAATCAATCCAATGTATTCTAATTATAAATGTTACGCAATTGACGTAACTGATGCCTCATCAAATACTAGTTTTAGCTTTTCTCGAGTTTTATCCAAGAATCCAGTAACTAAAGACTCTTCGTCAATCGAGGAAGTTGGTTTCTATAAAATAGTGAATGGTGATCACTCAGATGCTCTATTATTAGCCGCTTGTTTTCTACTAGTTTCATACTTTTCGTGAAACCTGATTAAAGCTCAGTGTACAAGATACTGAACTTTAAAAATATTAAGGATACATGGCTAAATCACCGTTAGATGCGTTTGCAAAATTCAATGACTTATTAGATAAACGCGTAAAATCAAAGGTTGAAATCAGAGGATTCTCTGACATCGAAGAATATATTTCAACCGGAAATTACCTGCTTAATGCCCAAATGTCGGGCTCCCTATTTGGTGGATATCCAAATACTCGTAGTATCGGTATTGCTGGTGACTCTGGAGCTGGTAAAACGTTCTTATGCTTGAATGCAGTTAGAGAACTTCAAAAAGCCGGTTATTCTGTATTTTACATTGATACCGAGGGTGCAATTGATTCTTCTGACTACATCAAGTTTGGAGTAGATCTCGATAAACTTAGATACCTTAGAATGGGATTAATTAGTGAAGTTAAATTCTTCATTAATGATTTGATCGAGACCATTCGTGAGAATGCTGGCCTAAAACTAGCAGTCTTTGTCGATTCAGTTGGAATGTTGGATACAGACAAGAGCAAGACTGATATGGAAAAGGGCAAGAATGCAGCAGATATGGGATTAAGATCCAAGGAAATGCGCGCTCTTTTCAAGTCGTTTACGCTTGATCTATCAAACTACAAAGTTCCGTTCATTTTTACCAATCACACATATGCATCAATGGACCAATATACACCAAAGGGCATGTCTGGTGGTGGAGGTCCAGAATTCTCAGCGTCAATTATCTTAATGCTAAGTAAGGGAACTCTTCGCGATGAAGCAAAAACAACAACCGGTATTATCGTTAGATCTAAAACCAAGAAGAATCGATTAGCTAAACCGATCGATATCGAATTCCACATCTCTTTCCACAAAGGTATGAACCCATTCGTTGGATTGGAAAATTATGCAACTTGGGAAAATTGTAGAGTTGGTCGAGGTAATCTCATTACCCAAAAGGAATTTGATAAGATGAAACCAGCTGAGCAAGAAGAATGTCATGCGTTTGATCTAAAAGGCGAGCGTCACTATTTCCAGCCTAAAAAGCTCGGTAAGAACTATCTAAACGGCTTTACTGGAGAGGCTATCCCAGTTAGAGAATTTTTCTCAGATAAACTATTCTCTGAAGAGGTTCTTCGAGCGCTTGATGAAAGTGTTATTAAGCCAACATTTAAATATCCAGAAACTCAGTCTGGAATAGACAGTCTAGAGACTGATGAATTAGAAGATTTAACAGAGTTTGATAGCGATGTACAGGATTAATGAAGCATTGCCAGTTAAGTACCACTTTATGGTTCATACAGCAATGCCAAAGTATCCGAGTCATTCCGATTTTATCTTTGATGTATGTGCCTACTTAGTGAGAGTACATGGCTCAAAAAACAAGGACATTTCAGCAGCCGATCTTAAATTTTCAGCAAAGACTCTAAAATACATATTCGGAGAGCAAGTTAACTCTGATGATTTTAGACAGACTGTTAAATCGATAGTTGCTGACTGTCTAGAAGATGGTTCTCTCTCAAAAAAGGGAGAATTCATTTTTATTTCCGAAACAACCTTTACTAAATACTTTTCCATAGTATAACTTTTATATGATAGACTTTAAAGAAAATATCGAACTGCTTGAGAAGATCATCTTCAATTTTGCATTGACTGAAGACGATAATGACCGAGTGATTCGACCAAAAAATTACGAAGGTGTTGAGAAGCGTGAAATAATTCCAGCAATTAAGGCCCATTATTTCAACGATGACACTTTGCAGAAAGTCTATAGAGAAGCCAAGAAGTTTTTCCACGAGTATATGAAGATTCCAACTCGAACTGAGTTGAGAGAAGTTTGTAATTTGTCAAATCTAAATATACCAGAAGGTCGTTTCAATTCCCTATTTGAAGTAGATCTATCTCAGTATAACTACGATTTTCTTT